ATATTTCCCCAACTGAAACTCACAATAAGAATTTATTAGAGCAAGCCAACAAAAACATGTTGGACTATTCAAAACCATTTGAATTCTATGCCGTACTACAAAAATACAATACACCAAACCGTAATGGTAGAGTGTATCCTGAAAAGATTCTCAAAAGAGAAGCGGACAACTATAAGAAGATGATTGCCAAAGGAACAGCACTATCTGAACTAAACCACCCTGAATCATCATTAATTGACCTTGACAGAGTATCTCACCTTATCAATGACGTATGGTGGGACGGACACATCCTTATGGGTAAATTAAAGCTTCTTACATCACCTGGGTTCCACGAAAGAGGAATTGTGTCTACCAAGGGTGACCAAGCGGCAAACTTACTAAGACAGGGGGTTACATTAGGTATATCATCACGTGGTGTTGGTTCACTTAAAAAAGTTGGTGAACAGAATGAAGTACAAGGAGATTTTGAATTAATTTGTTTTGACTTGGTATCATCACCATCTACACCAGGTGCATACTTGTTCACTAATGTTGATGATAGAAATAAGTTTGAGGAAAATTTAGAAGAAGAAAAGGTTTCAAGAACACCTGAAATCGGTGTAAGTGAAAAAGGAATGAACCGCTCTATTGACTTATTGAAAAAATTAAATCATTATTTGGACAAATAATATTAAAAACATGGACGAAAAATATTTTGTAGCAAAAGTACAGTACGAACTACCTGATGAAAACACAGGTAAATTGAAAAAAATCAGAGAAGAGAAATTGGTGAAAGGTTACTCAGTAACCGATGTGGAAGCCAAGGTTACTTCACGATACCAAGGGTTCCAACATGATTGGCGAATCACGGCAGTATCTGAGAGTAAAATTGATGAAGTAATTGAAGATTAATAAAAACCCCTCCTAACCGAGGGGTTTTTTTATTTATTTTGGGTTTCTGCCAACCCGACACCAACTTTTTTTAAGTTGGGATATATTTATTATGTAAATTATTCTAAAATTTATATGGCAGACAAAAAGTCATTAGTCGAGGAAGCATTACTCCAAATGAAAAATTTGGAAGAAGTAGTGGCTGAAAATGCAAAAGGAATACTTGCTTCAACAATGAAGGGAGAAATCGCAGAATTAGTAAAAGAGTCTTTGAAAAAAGAGACTGACGAACAAGAAGAAGACGAGATGGGTATTGAAATGGATTCTATGGATGACATGGGAGACGAAGATGAAATGGAAATCGACATGGATATGGACGATGAAGATGACATGGACGTTGAAGACATGGAAATGGACATGGAAATGGATTTTGATATGGACTCGGAAGATGAACAACCAATTGACCTTACAAACGCTTCTGATGAAGAAATCTTAAAGGTTTTCAAATCTATGGGTGATGAAGATGGTATTATCGTTAAAAAAGATAATAACCAAATCACTTTGGAAGATGAGGATTCTGATGAAGAATATATCATCCAATTAGAAGGTGATATGGAAGATGGAATCATGGACGAAGAAAACATGGAAATGGAAGGAATGGACATGGAAGAAGCTGATGATTTATCTGATGAAGATTTGGATAATATGATGGCTGACATTTTTGGTTCTGAAATGGAAGAAGAGATGGAAGAATCTTATGAAATGGAAGAAGAGGAAGATATGGAAGAAGGTGATGTTGTTTACGAAATAACTATGGACGATGATGAGGACGATGATGAGGATGAAGACGAGTCTGTAAATGAAAATAAATTCACAGTTAAACCAAAAATGGGAACATTGAAAAAATCATCATTAACTACTAAAGCAGAAACTAAAGAAGGTTCAATGATGTCAAAACCTGTGGTTGGTAAAGGTGTAAAAACAGGTACCGCAAAATTTGAATATAAAGAAGGTAAAAAAATGGAAACAAAAGAAGCTTCTATCGAACCAAAAGGTAAAGCTAAAGGTGTTGGTATGAATTTATCTCCAAAGAAATTCGAATACAAAGAGGGTAAATATGGTATGAACAAAGGTGATGAATCTAAAACTCACAAAGGTGATGAAGATTACACAACTAAAAAAGGTGATACTTTGAAAAGAAAGGCTTTTGAAAAAGAAGAAACTACAGAAGCTGCGAGAACTTTATCAAACGGTACGAGAAACTACCCAATGAGAAAAGGACTACCTAAAATGAAAGTTAAACCTAATTCTGCTCTTTCTGAAGAAGTAGTACGTTTGAGAGAAAAGAACGAAGAGTATAGAAAAGCTTTGAATGTATTCAGAGAAAAATTAAATGAAGTTGCGGTATTCAACTCAAACTTGGCTTACGCTACAAGATTGTTTACAGAACATACAACAACTAAACAAGAAAAAATCAACATCTTAAGAAGATTTGATGACGTTGAATCATTGAAAGAATCTAAGTCTTTGTACGGCTCTATCAAAAACGAATTAACAAACAATAATCAAAGTGTTGTAACTGAATCTATGTCTAAGATTGAAAAATCTCCATCATCAGGTTCGGCTCAAAACTTAATTGAATCTAAGACATACGAAAATCCACAATTCTTAAGAATGAAGGATATCATGTCTAAAATAGTAAAATAAAAATAAACATAAAACTAAAAACAAAATAAAATTAAAATGGGTGCATTATTAGAAAGCGGTCTAGTTGGTAACATTGGGTTGAAACACTTAAAAGTTATCAAAGAAGACACAATTAACAAATGGGATAAACTTGGCTTTTTGGAAGGTTTGAAAGGTCACATGAAAGAAAACGTAGCTCAGTTGTATGAAAACCAAGCTTCTCACTTAATCAATGAGGCTTCTTCAACTTCTGACTCTGGTTCTTTTGAAACAGTTGTTTTCCCAATCGTGAGAAGAGTATTCTCTAAATTATTAGCTAACGACATCGTGTCAGTACAAGCAATGAACTTACCAATCGGTAAATTGTTCTACTTCGTACCTAAAATTCAAGGTTATTCTGGTGGTACTTCTACTAACGGATACTTTGGAAACAGTGGTTCACACTACGCTCCTGTAGGTTCTCCAGGAAACTACCCAGGTGACCCAAACAATGGTTACACTAACGTTCCTGCAGGTGGTGCTGGTTACAATGATATCTTCAATAAGGATTTGTATGACTTATTCTACGAAGGTAACGAACCAAACTTGGACCCTCCAGGATTATTTGATTACTCTAAAGGTCAGTGGACAGCTGTTACAGCTACAACTGTGACTTATGCATGGAGTAACGCTGGTTACTTAGTACCTTCAGCTTACACATTGACTGACTACAGAAAAGTAATCATCGTTATGAGTGGATTCTCTAACGCTGGTGCTGGTCAATTGATTGGTCCAAATGGTAATACAATGGATACTGAAGAATTCTTATCAGGTTTGAACATCTTTGGTGTGACTGATAACACAACTACTTCAGGTAACACACAAGCTCCTTACTTATTCAGAGTAGTAACTCAAAGATATGGTAAAGGTATCGTTCAATACGGTAACACTGTAACAACTCAATTCCCTGCAGGTCCTGCTGGATACAACGCTAACTCAGGTGGTTCTTACTACAACGTATGTGATGCTAACGGTTTCATTTTCTTAGAAATTGATTTACAACAACCAGTTTGTATCTCTTGTGGTCAAACAACTCCTGATGGTTATACAGGTTCAACATTCTCATCTGATACATCTAGTAACGACGCTTTCTTAGCTGTTTACAGATTGTACAAAGAGTTGGAATTTGAAGACCAAATTGGTGAAGTTTCTTTTGACCTTGAATCAGTTACTGTTTCAGTTACAGAAAGAAAATTAAGAGCTCAATGGTCTCCTGAATTAGCTCAAGACGTTGCAGCATTCCACAACATTGACGCTGAGGCTGAATTAACAGCTTTATTGTCAGAACAAGTTGCGGCTGAAATCGACAGAGAAATCTTACGTGATTTGAGAAAAGGTGCAGCATGGAACTTGAGATGGGATTACAACGGTTGGAAGAGATTAGCTTCTACTGGAACTACTCCATACACTCAAAAAGATTGGAACCAAACTTTGATTACAGCTATCAACCAATTGTCAGCTCAAATCCACAAATCAACATTGAGAGGTGGAGCTAACTGGATTGTTGTATCTTCTGAAGTTTCGGCTATCTTTGATGATTTGGAATAC